TGCCAAAAATCCCCCGGGGGACATTTTTCTACAAACAAACTATAACCGAAGGTAAACGATAGGGTCGAGAACTACCTGAATTGTAGGTGAACCATGTGTGAAACTCGCGTCCTAGGAAAGGGGGGTTCGCGTGCCAGCACGGCGTAGAAGGTCAGAAGCTGAGCAACATCGCTCGAGACCCGCGACAACTCCCGAAGGTCGCGAGAATCAGATCGTTGCAAAGGCTATTGATCTTGCTGAACGCCAAATTCTTGAAGGAACAGCATCTTCTCAGGTCATTACTCATTTCTTGAAGCTTGGATCAACGCGCGAACAACTCGAACAAGAGAGATTACGTCATGAGAACGAGTTAACCCGCGTAAAGATCGAAGCCATCGAATCTCAGAAGCGTGTTGAGGAGCTTTATTTGGAGGCGTTGCAAGCGATGCGTAGTTACGCAGGTGATACCGACTTTCAACCGCCCGATGTCGAAGATTAGAACTTACGAAGAGCTCGTTCTACTCGATACGTTCGAGGAACGATATGAATACCTGAAACTGAACGGGGTTCTAGGACAATCGACATTTGGCTTCGATCGTTGGCTCAATCAAAGGTTTTACAAATCGCCAGAGTGGAAGTCAGCAAGAAGTTTTGTCATCGTGCGGGATGAAGGATGCGATCTCGGGATTCCAGGTTTCGAGATTGCGTCGGGATTGATCGTTCATCACATGAATCCGATGTCGGCGGGAGACATACGACACGGAGAACGATGGATTATTGATCCAAACCATTTGATAACCACGTCTTTAAAAACCCATAATGCTATTCATTACGGAGATGCGAGTTTGCTCCCAAGAGAGCCGGTTGTAAGAAAACGTGGCGACACTAAGCTTTGGTAAGAAACATAGGGGGCTCGGTTGAAATCCGATCTCGAACAGTGGGATATAGCGTTCCCCGTTATCATTCGATATACAGGGTTGTTTACAACTTTGGTACTTATCGGATTCTCCCTAGCAGGCTTCTATGCCGAATCGGCCCCCGGATTTGTTGCTTCGGGGGGCATGATTCTCTACAAGACCGTAAATGATGCCGCGCAAAAGAGATCAGAGAGCAAAGAATGATTGCGGAGGGACTAATTGGGGCTGTGGAGGTAGTATGGAAAAGCTAGTAACCCTGATTCTCAGGGGGGTAGCGTTTCTTCCTGTATATACCGCCATCGTGGTAACGATCACATTGATCGTAGCCATTTGTAGTCCATTTGGGGGGAAGTAGATGACGGTTAGCAAAGAAGAGTACAGGAAGACAATGACCTCGGTCAAGGTGGCGTTTGTCTTGTTGACAATTCTGTTCTTCGCTATCTTGGTCAGTTTTATGGTTCTTCTCGTCCAGGTAAGGCATGTTTCGCATAGAGCGGTGCAAATTGCTCAGGATAATGCCACTCTTCTAGCTGAAAATCAGCAGAGAATTGCTGATGATCGTAAGAACAAGATTACTCAGTGCAAGAAAGTTTACTCTGGCGTCAAGGACGTGTTTGAGATTTTCTTTCCAAAACATGCCAATAGCCGGGATAAGGCTAACATCAAGAAGTTCAATCGTAGAATTGATGTTCTTCAGACGACATGCGAAAAATCATTGGGTAACTGAAAGAGAGCTTCAATGGAACTTGTGAACGGTATACTTGTGCTCGACAAGACCGAAGCTCAGGCTATTAGAGATCATATCGATACATATGGGTTGAGTATGGGTGGCATGAGAATTAGAGTAGATGTTAATGCCCAGACTCTTGATTTCATTGGTATCGAAGCTATTACCCTTCGTCTAGCAGTGGGAGCTAAAGAAACTTATGGCAGTTAAGTGCAAGATTATTGTTTGTTCTCAGTGGGGCGCGAAGCCTCCGAAGCATGGTCTTCAGCTTGTTCCGCAGTCAAAGCGGATCATTTTCCATCATACGGCGGGCCATCACGCTGAGATTTCGGATCCGAAGAATGAATCTATCGCTGAGAGTAAGCGTTATGCAAGAGACATTCAGGCGTTTCATATGGGACGCCAGCGTGGTTGGACCGATACTGGTCAGAATTTTCTCGTATGTCGTAATGGCGCGATTCTACAGGGCCGTCATCTGACGGTCAGTGCAATCGAGGCTCGGCATATGGTTATGTCGGCTCATTGTCCCGGTCAGAATGATCAGATCGGTATTGAGCACGAGCATGTTGGTAGTGAGCCCATGACCAAGGCTCAGAAGGAAGCTTCTGCTCGTCTGATGGCTTGGATTGCGGATCGGTATGGTCGTAAGACGGTACTTCCGGTTGATCCGCATTCGAAGCATTTTCCGACGAGTTGTCCGGCCAATCTGAAGTCTGATATTGCAGCGATTAGGAAGCGCGCCCAGCAGATTCTTACTCACGAAAGGGGAAAATAATGTACGACCAGCAGAACGAAGAGCAGACCGAGGATCCTGTGGTGGAGCCGAACGAGGAGCCGAACGAGGAGCCAGTCGAGGTTCCTGTGGTGGAGCCGGACGAGCAGCCGGTCGAGAGTGATTCGAAGGGTGGTAATTCTGGTGACGCTGTGGTTCAGCTGGTCGAGCAGCCCGCGGAAGACGGTTCGCCGGACAGCAACCTTCAGACCGAGCAGCCGGATCAGCCGGTCGAGGTCGAGGTTGAGCCGCCGACCTATGATGGTGAGAACGCCGCTTAACTAGCTCCAGGAAAGAGTAGGTGAATTTAATGGAAATGAGTATTCTAAATAGTACAAAAAAGATCCTCGGTGTAGCTAACGATTATACTGCCTTTGATCTTGATATTATTACTCATATTAATACGGCATTCTCTACTCTGACGCAACTAGGCGTAGGACCGTCGGCAGGTTTCATGATCGAAGATGACACTGCGACTTGGGATGAATTCATTGGGGCGACGGATCCTCAATTGAACTCGGTCAAGTCATATGTGTATCTTCGAGTAAGGTTGCTGTTCGACCCCCCTGCTACCTCTTATCTAATCAATGCGTATGAAGATCAAATCAGAGAATTAGAATGGCGTCTCAATGTTCATCGAGAAGAAAGTCAGTGGGTCGATCCTGATCCAGACCTTGTTCCCCAAGAGCCATATCCGTATCCTCTGTAAACGTTGGGGGTTAGCATGAGTCTGTCTAACACCGCGGTTCCGATCTATTATGGTCAGTTCCGCGAGGCAGTTCTCCGCGGAGAGATCCCGGTAAACCGTGAGATCTCTATGGAGATGAATCGTATCGATTCGCTCATCGCTAACCCCAACATTTACTATGACGATCAAGCCGTTGAAGGATTCATTCGCTATTGCGAAGGCGAATTGACTCTGACCGACGGTTCTGATCTTCATCTACTTCCGTCGTTCAAGCTCTGGGCCGAACAAATCTTCGGATGGTATTACTTCGTTGAGCGTAGCGTGTATGTCCCGTCGAAGGAAAATCACGGTGGGCATTATGAGAAACGGATGATCAAAAAGCGTCTGATTCTCAAGCAATATCTCATCGTTGCTCGTGGTGCAGCGAAATCGATGTATGCATTCTTGATTCATAGTTATTTTCTCAACGTGGATACGTCGACAACCCATCAGATAAATACGGCTCCGACGATGAAACAAGCAGAAGAAGTTCTATCTCCATTTAGGACTTCTATCACGCGCTCACGCGGACCTCTGTTCAAGTTTTTGACCGAAGGTTCCCTTCAGAATACTACCGGATCTAGAGCTAACAGAGTGAAGCTTGCTTCTACAAAAAAAGGAATTGAGAATTTCTTAACCGGGTCAATTCTTGAGATTCGTCCAATGGCTATTAATAAGCTACAGGGTCTTCGACCGAAGATTTCAACTGTTGATGAATGGCTGTCGGGTGATCTAAGAGAAGATGTGGTTGGTTCCATCGAGCAGGGAGCTTCGAAGCTCGAGGATTATTTGATTGTGGCTATTAGTTCGGAGGGTACGGTCCGCGCCGGTTCTGGTGATACAATCAAGATGGAGCTCATGGATATTCTCAAGGGAGAATATCTTGCCCCGCATGTCTCGATTTGGTATTACAAGCTCGATGAAATCGAAGAAGTCGGTAATCCTGCCATGTGGATCAAAGCTAATCCTAATTTGGGGGCGACAGTCTCTTATGAAACTTATCAGCTGGATGTGGAGCGGGCTGAAAAAGCTCCTGCGTCTCGAAATGACATCCTGGCGAAACGCTTCGGGATACCTATGGAAGGCTATACGTATTTCTTTACGTATGAAGAAACCCTTCCTCATCGCGCGCGCGAGTTTTGGCAGATGCCTTGTTCTTTGGGTGCGGACCTCTCGCAAGGCGATGACTTCTGCGCTTTCACTTTCTTATTCCCTCTGGGTAAAGAAAAATTCGGCGTAAAGACTCGGAGTTATATCACAGAATTGACGCTGATGAAGCTTCCAGCCGCAATGCGGCAGAAATATGAAGAGTTCATCAACGAAGGAAGTCTACATGTCATGCCGGGAAATATTCTTGACATGATGGAAGTGTATGACGACCTGGATCAGTTCATTGTTACCTCTGAGTATGATGTTCGTACTCTCGGATACGATCCGTACAATGCCAAAGAGTTCGTTACTCGATGGGAAACAGAGAACGGTCCGTTCGGTATCGAGAAAGTGATTCAGGGAGCCAAGTCGGAGTCGGTTCCTCTTGGTGAGATCAAGATCATGACGGAAGAGCGTCTATTGATCTTCGATCAAGCTCTCATGTCGTTCGCCATGGGTAATGCAATCACTCTCGAGGATACAAACGGAAACCGGAAGCTGTTGAAAAAGCGGCAAGATGAGAAGATTGACAATGTAGCCGCGTTGCTCGACGCATGGATCGCTTACAAAGCCAATAAGGAGGCTTTCGAGTGAATCGCAACTACGTGGATCTAACCGGCCTTGCGCTGGTCGTGATCGCTGTTCTTTTGGTGATCGCGCTTGTTCACGGCTGGGGCTAAAGCGAAAGTTCTCATGAATGTAGAAAGGAGGTGAAATGTCGCGAGTTGGAACGGCGTTAAGACACGCCTGGAATGTCTTCAGCAATCAGGAGCAGGCAAAAAACCGGCTGACTCCTTACACCGATTACTATGGCGGAGCCGCCACTGGTCGAAGGCCGGATCGAACTAGGCTTCTGATTCCCAACGAGCGCTCAATTATCTCCTCTATCTATACACGTCTTAGTATTGATGTAGCTTCAGTCGATATGCGCCATGTCCGATTGGATGACCAAAATCGATATTCAGAAGATATGGATAGCGGTCTGAACAATTGTTTGACTGTTGAAGCTAATATCGATCAGGCTGCTCGTGCTTTCCGGCAAGACGTAGCCCTGACGCTCTTCGATAAAGGCGTAGCTGTGCTCGTTCCGGTGGATACGTCGATCAGTCCACTGGATAGTGGTGGATATGACATCCTCACTCTCCGAGTTGGAGAGGTTGTTACTTGGTATCCTCAGCACGTACGAGTGAGCGTATATAATGAGGCGACTGCTACGCGCCAAGAGGTTACTCTCCCTAAATCTTCTGTGGCTATCATCGAGAATCCTCTTTATTCGGTGATGAACGAACCGAATTCGACGCTTCAGCGTCTGCTTCATAAGTTGAATCTTCTCGATGCTATCGACGAACAGTCCGCTTCAGGGAAACTTGACCTGATCATCCAGCTTCCGTACGTAATCAAGTCGGAGGCTCGAAGACAGCAAGCGGAACAGCGTCGTTCGGACATCGAATTTCAGCTCAAGGGTAGCCAATATGGTATTGCCTATACTGATGGTACCGAGAAGATCACTCAGCTGAATCGTCCAGCTGAAAATAATCTGATGGCTCAGGTTGAGTTCTTGACGCAGATGCTCTATGGGCAGTTGGGCCTTACGGAAGATGTTATGAACGGAACTGCAGATGAGAAAGCTATGCTGAACTATTGGAATCGTACGATTGAACCCGTTCTTACGGCAATCGTTGAAGCCATGAGACGTTCTTTCTTGACTAAGACAGCTAGAACGCAGCGACAAAGCATTCTCTTCTTCAGAGATCCGTTCAAACTGGTTCCGATCGAAAATCTGGCTGAAATTGCGGACAAGTTTACTCGTAATGAGATTGTGACGTCGAATGAGATGCGGCAAATAGTTGGGATGAAGCCTCATTCTAATCCGAAAGCGGATCAGTTGATGAATAGCAATATGCCGCAGCCGAATCCGTCTCCCGATAACGTCAATCCTGGCGATCAGCAAATTAAAGATCAGGTAGATGCGTTTATTAAGGATGCACTATCAGGAACAGCTTCTTCTAACGGAAACAATGGTTAAAGGAGTACCACATGACGGTAAAGCCTAAGCCTGATTTCAGCGGCTGGGCCACGAAAGCTGGTCTGAAGTGCTCTGATGGTCGGACCATCATGCCTGATGCATTCAAGCACCAGGATTCCGTGACGGTTCCGCTCGTCTGGCAGCACAATCACAACACTCCGGACAATGTCCTCGGGCACGCGATCCTGGAGCATCGTGAGGAAGGCGTTTATGCCTATGGGTTCTTCAACGAGACCCCGCAGGGAAAGAACGCCAAGACCCTCGTGGAGCACGGTGATATCAAGGCACTTTCGATCTACGCCAATCAGCTCACCGAGAAGTCGAAGCAGGTTCTTCACGGCTTCATTCGTGAGCTGAGTCTGGTTCTTTCTGGCGCCAATCCGGGCGCACTTATCGACAACGTCGTCCTGCAGCATAGTGACGGCGATATGGTCACTCTCGATGATGAGGCTGTGATCTATACGGGTCTCGAGATCAAGCACGATGGCACAGAGTCGGATAAGGATAAGAAGGACGATCCCGATCCTGACGATGCGCCGACGAAGCAGGCGATCTATGACTCAATGACCGACGAACAGAAGGAACTTGTTCATCGGATGATCAGCAATGCCCTTATCTCCGATAATCTGAAGGACAAGAAGGACAAGAAGGACAAGAAGGACGATCCGGACCCGGATGTCGTCCATACTGACGACGATGATAAGGACAAGGAAGGACGGCGTATGACTCGTAATGTCTTCGAGCAGCAGAACGGGGACAAAGACAAGGAGAAGCACGTTCTCACTCACGACGCGATCCGCGGTATCGTCGAAGATGCCCAGAAGATCGGTTCGCTGAAGGAGGCCGTCGAGGGTTATGCCCTTAAGCACGGTATCGAGAACATCGACGTGCTGTTCCCGGACGCTCGCACGGTCACGAACACCCCGGAGTTCGACAAGCGTCGGACTGAGTGGGTCGCATCGGTTATCGGTGGCACCAAGAAGTCGCCGTTCTCCCGCATCAAGTCCATCTTCGCGGACATCACCCACGAGGAGGCGCGGGCGAAGGGTTACGTCAAGGGCAACCTGAAGAAGGAAGAGTTCTTCGGCGTTGCGAAGCGCGTTACGACTCCGAGCACGGTCTACAAGAAGCAGAAGCTCGATCGTGACGATATCATCGACATCACGGACTTCGACGTGGTCGTCTGGCTGAAGGCGGAGATGCGCCTGATGCTCGACGAGGAGCTCGCGCGTGCGATCCTGGTCGGTGACGGTCGTGCTGTGGACGACGAGGACAAGATCAAGGACCCGGCAGGAGCTCCAGAGGGTTCTGGTATCCGCTCGATCGCGAACGATCACGACCTCTATGCGGCAACCGTCACGGTGGACGATACGGCGACGTCTCTCGAGATCGTCGACCAGGTCGTCAACTCGATGGGGCTCTACAAGGGATCCGGTTCGCCGACGTTCTATACGACGCTGCCGGTGCTCAACAGCCTCCTTCTCACGCGGAATGCTACCACTGGTATGCGCTACTGGCGGACGAAGGCGGATCTGGCGGCAGAGATGGGCGTCGGTGACATCGTGACCGTTGAGGCTATGGAGGGCGAGACCGATCTGATCGGCATCATCGTGAATCTGAACGACTACACGCTGGGCGCCGATCGCGGTGGCGAGGTCAACTTCTTCGATGACTTCGACATCGACTACAACCAGTACAAGTACCTCCTGGAGACCCGTCTCTCGGGCGCGCTCACGCGCATCCGCTCGGCGCTGGTCGTCCGGCGTGCTGCTTCTGGTTCTTCGGTGGTTGCTCCGCAGGCTCCGACGTTCAACGAGTCGACTAACGTCATCACGATCCCGACCCAGACCGGCGTCGCGTACTACGATCAGGACACGAACACGCTCCTGACGGCTGGCGATCAGTCGCCTCTGCCGGATGGTACCGCTATGACGGTGGAGGCACGGCCGACGACCGGCTACTTCTTCGCCGACAACGAGCACGACCAGTGGACGTTCGAGAACCCGACTGGTTAAGGTAGGCTCCTATGGCAAGGTTCTTTGGGCGCGTGGGTTATGGAACCCCAGTCGAAACTGTTCCGGGTGTATGGGTAGACGATATTGTCGAGATCTATTACTTCGGCGACGTTATCCGCAATTCGCGGTATCTTCGTGACGCCGAGAAAGTGAACTCCGATGTCGTCGTAGAAAATTCTATTAGTATTGTCGCTGATGCGTATGCCAACGAACATTTCTTTGCCATTCGTTACGTTGAATGGGCGGGGGTTTTGTGGAGGGTCACGAGCGTGGACGTGCAAAGCCCCCGTCTTCTTCTACGATTGGGTGAGGTGTATAATGGCCCGACGGCTTGATTTACATCAAATCCTCGAAGAAATCGTAGATAACGTATATTTTCAGCCTCCTGAGAATATTCAGTTGGTTTATCCTTGCATCGTCTATAGTCGCGATAGTGCTAATACAAAATTTGCAGACGATCGGCCTTATTCGTTTATGCAAAGGTATCAGGTAACGGTTATAGATCGAGATCCTGATAGTGACATTCCGGCCAAAGTAGCTGCTTTACCGCGAGCGAGCTATAATCGTTTTTTTGCGGCCGAAAGTCTGAACCATGACGTCTTCATTCTGTATTTCTAAGAAAGGTAGGAAATGACCGTTCTCACTTGGGACAACATTGGTGAGCGGCTGTATGAGACTGGCGTCGACCATGGCGTTCTCTACATTCCAGATGTGAATGGCGATTACACTGAAGGTTACGCCTGGAACGGTCTCACGACGGTCACCGAGTCTCCTTCTGGAGCAGAATCTTCTCCGCAGTATGCCGACAACATTAAGTATCTCAATCTTATCTCGGCAGAGGAGTTCGGCGCCACGATCGAGGCATTCACGTATCCGGACGAATTTGCGCAGTGCGATGGTACGTACTTCGCGAGTCCGGGTGTTGCAGTAGGTCAGCAGTCTCGTAAGCTGTTTGGTTTGGCCTATCGGACTCGTCTCGGTAATGATATTGATGGTACGGATCATGGGTATAAGCTGCATCTGATCTATGGCTGTCAGGCAGCTCCGTCGGAGAAGGCTTATAGTACGATCAATGACTCGCCTGAGGCTATCTCGTTCAGCTGGGAGGTCACCACGAATCCTGTGGCTGTTACAGGTCAGAAGCCGACGTCGCAGCTCGTGATCGATTCGACGAAGGTCGATGCCACGGCTCTCGCCACGCTCGAAGATGCTCTATATGGAACGGCCGGTACGGATCCGCGCCTTCCGAACCCGGACGAGGTCATCGCTATGTTCACGGGTACGGTCACGTCCGAGCGTCTTGTTGGTGCCAACGCTCCGACCTACAATTCGAGTACGCATGTCGTCACGATTCCGTCGGTCACTGGTGTCACTTGGTTTGTTAATGGTGCCGAGGTTTCTCCAGGTGCTCAGCCTGCTCTCGGTGTCGGCGAGTCGGCATATGTTACTGCAGAGCCGAATGCTGGTTACACGATCACCGGAGACAACGACTGGACGTTCGACTACTAAGTCGCTCTCATCTAGGAGTGCATAGACAGGAGACTAGAGGATGCTCACGATTGTAGTTCCCGGCGTCGAAATGTTTGATGAGAAGACGCAGGAATTTGTCACTGTTGATGATGTAACTCTGGAGCTAGAGCATTCTCTAGTCTCACTGTCAAAATGGGAGTCAAAGTATGAAAAACCGTTTCTCGGAAAGGAAAAATCTACTGAAGAGACGATCGGTTATGTCAAATGCATGACTTTGACCCCAGATGTACCAGACGAAACATTTGATAAACTTACCGATGACAATCTCATTGCTATACAGAAATATCTCGACGCTAAGATGACGGCGACCTGGTTCAGAGATACTCCTGGGGCGCCTCAAACACGGGATGTTATCACGGCTGAGTTGATCTACTACTGGATGATCACTTTCCAGATTCCAATCGAATGTCAATATTGGCATTTGAATCGGCTCTTTACTTTGATCCGTGTCTGCAATATCAAGCAGTCGAAGCCGAAGAAGATGAGTCGCGCTGAGATTGCGGCAAGAAACAGAGAGCTCAATGAACAGCGCCGAGCCCAACTAGGCACTAAGGGGTGATATGGCAACTCTTACTTGGGACGAAGTCGGCGAGCGCATTTTTCAAACCGGTATCGATAAGGGAATTTTGTTTCTTCAGGATGGAACGGCAGTCCCTTGGAACGGTCTTACTAGCGTCGAAGATTCGTCAAATGGGGAACGAAAATCCTATTATCTCGATGGGGTCAAATTTTTAGAGAGTATGACTCCTCGAGATTTCGTCGGAAAGCTCAAAGCATACACATATCCTGAAGAATTTGACGTGTGTATGGGAATTGTTTCTGTTGTTGAAGGGTTTGAGGCGTACGAACAACCTCCACAGAGTTTTAATTTATCTTATCAAACGAAAATTGGCAATGATCTAGATGGCACTTCTCACGGTTACAAAATTCATATTCTATATAACCTTCTAGCCGATCCTGATTCGTACGCCTATGCGACTATTGATGATTCAGGAGGTAAACCGGTCGAGTTTAGTTGGAACTTGAGTGGAGTTCCTCCGAAGGTTGATCGTTTTCGTCCTACCGTTCATGTTACGATCGATTCGACAAAGACTCCTCCTGAAATCTTGCAAATTATTGAAGACAAACTTTACGGAACCGTTACTAGTGGGGCTAGTCTTCCTACCTTCCAGGATATTTCGGAATATTTCGGATATCTTGGTGCGCTTATCATTATTGATCATGGGGATGGTACTTGGACTGCCGTCGATGAATCGAACGGATACATTACGATGCTTGATTCTACAACATTCTTTATCGATCATGCTGACGTAGTTTATCTAGATGCTGATACTTATACTATTTCTTCAACTAACGTGGTCTAGGAGGTTATATGGCCACAATTACTGGTTTAACTGCTGAAAGAATGTTGGCCATCGAGGATGAGTCTATCGTCGATGGTGAGGTTGTCGGAGGACATCTACTTCTTACTCGACACGATGGTACTCAGATCGACGCTGGAGATGTTACCGGACCAGCCGGTCCAACTGGTCCAGCCGGTCCTGGCGCTATTCCGTCTAGTTCGGGCGTAAAAGTTTGGAACAATGCGACCCAAGCATGGGACAATCCATCTGGAACGGCTGATGGTAGCAAATTCCTGAGAGATGATGGGGCTTGGGCTTCAGCAAGTGCGCCTATTGGGACCAGTTTTCCGGCAAGTCCTGTAGACAGTCAGGAATTTAATCTTCTCGTTGACTCCACTAATGGTGTTGTATGGAGATTTAAATATCGTTCCGCCTCATCTTCAGCATATAAATGGGAATTTATTGGTGGGGGCAAACTTACCTATGGTACTACTGGAGTTACGGTCAACAGTACTTCCTGGGTCAATCTATGGTTCCCTACTGCTCCTCCAAGAAATGGGGACTATACTTGTGAACTTAGCGGTTGGTTTACTGCTGCCGCTGGAGTACATGATGTTTCGGTAATGATCGCCCGATCAACATCAGATGCTAATAACTCCGTACCGACATTTCAGAATATCTATTACCAGTCGGATCAAGAAGGATTCTGTGTTCAGGGCAAGATTGCTGCTGTGTCCTCAGCTCTCGGAGTTATCTTCGCTGCTGGACAAGCTGGAAACGTAACGTTTAACTCTCTTAGTCTTTCTATTACTCCTATTCGGTGTTCATAAATGAGAATCGAACTTTCAGGTAGTTTGATTCAGCCAGATCCATTGCTTATGACAATCACGGCAGATCAAACACTTACGATTGCTGACTATATCGATATGGGATATACACACTTCGATGTTATTTGTATTGGTGCTGGCGGTGGTAGAGGTGGAGGAATTGATACCAATAATACTGGCACTCTCGTCCGAAACTATGGAGGTTCTGGTGGTGGCGGTGGCTTTCATCGTGTTCGAGGTCTTCTGTCTGCTTTGCCTGCTACTTGTGATGTTGTGGTGGGGGCGAAAGGCGCTAATGGAACTAGTGATTCTAGTAATCCTGCTAACACAACTAACGGTGGAGACGGCGGCGCGTCGACTTTCAACGGAACTACTTGCCGTGCGTCAGGGGGTAAGGGCGGAAAAAGAGCTCAGTCGAACTCGCTTACAGTCACTACCCAGGCCGACGGCGGAGATGGCGGTATCGGAGACCGTACGATTGCCGGAGGAGGAGCGGCCGGAGGAACGGCAGGAACTCCTACTGCCACTGGTCCTGGCACACCAGGAACTAAAGGTCAAGACGGAACGTTTTTCCAGAACGTAGGTCAGGGTGGGGGTGGCGGTGCAGGAGGTGTCGCCAAATACGGCGGAATTACTGCAAACGCAGGAACTGCTGGTGGAAGAGGAGCTTATAATCCAAGCGATCTATCTGTATATGGGATTGGCTCGGATCCGACCGTCGATCCTAATACAGGAGCAGCTGCCGTTGTTCCTGGTGTGTCCAGCGGAGCAAAAGCTTCTCCACTAACCGGTCTTCCATTTGTCTATGGTCGATCAGGAAGCGATGGTGTTGTAGTCATTAAGTTCACCGCGGAGTAGTTCTCTCGAGTTGTCAAAATGGGAGTCAAATGATTACCATTACTCAGAAAGGATCGTTCGATCGGACCGAAAACTATTTGAGAAAGCTCAAGCTCGAGAAACTACTCGCGGTTCTGAACAAATATGGTACACAAGGTGTCCAGGCATTACAGGCGGCGACTCCGATCGACTCAGGAATCGCCGCTCAGTCCTGGTACTACACCATCGATCAGAAACCGGGATACTATTCCATACGCTGGCACAATCGTGATATGGAAAACGGTTTCCCGGTAGCCATCATGCTTCAGTATGGACATGGTACTGGAACTGGCGGTTATGTTCAGGGGCGTGACTACATCATGCCTGCAATTCGTCCGGTGTTCGATCAAATCACAGCAGATGCCGTGAAGGAGGTGACACAGATCTAATGGCAATCATCGACGATAAAGTCGTAGCAATGAGCTTCGAGGGTGGCAAGTTCGAGTCCGGCGTTCGTACGACTCTTTCTGCTCTCGACAAGCTTAAGAGCTCGCTGAAGTTCGACGGAGCCGCAAAGGGTTTCAATGACCTAGACAAGGCGAGTAAGAAGGTGACTCTTGCCGGAGTTGCTAGCGCCGTGGACAAGGTCCGAAGCAAGCTTGAATCTCTCCGCCTGGTTGCCATTGGCGTCATGAGTCAGCTCGCTACCAGAGCGGTTCTTGCTGGAGCCCAGTTTGTCAAGTCGTTTACACTTGCTCCGATTCAGCAGGGTCTTCAGATCTACGAGACCAAACTGCAGTCGATTCAGACGGTCTTGGCTAACACGGCGGCGCAGGGCACCAAGATGTCTGACGTTACGAAGGCTCTCGCCGAGTTGAACGATTACTCGAACAAGACCATCTACAACTTCGGTCAGATGGCCAAGAACATTGGTACGTTCACGGCCGCTGGTGTCAATCTGAATACGGCTGTTGCATCGATCAAGGGTATTGCAAACCTGGCTGCTCTGTCGGGCTCGAGTGCCGATCAGGCCTCTATGGCGATGTATCAGCTCTCACAGGCTATTGCTGCTGGTCGCGTGAATCTGCAGGACTGGAACTCGGTGGTCAACGCCGGTATGGGTGGCGCTGTATTCCAGAAGGCCCTCGCTGAGACGGCGCAGGCAATGGGTAAGCTGAAGGACGGTTCGGTTCAACTTGTCGGGCCGATGAAGCAGCTCAAGATCAATGGTGAATCGTTTAGAAACTCGATCAGTGCCAAGGGCGGAAAGACCTGGCTTACCTCGGACGTTCTAACCACTGCTCTGAAGAACTTTACGGGCGATGTATCCGAGGCAGAACTGAAGGCTGAGGGCTTCACCGAGGCTCAGATCAAGGCAATCCAGGCGCAGGCCCAGGTTGCTTTGCATGCTGCTACGCAGGTCAAAACGCTCGGACAGGTCTTTGACATCGCCAAGGAGACTGCCGCTACTGGTTGGGCAACGACGTTCGAGCTCATCTTCGGTAATCTCAACGAAGCCAAGCAGCTGTTCACGGGCATGTCGAACGCTCTGAACAATATCATCCAGACAAGTGCCGATGCTCGTAACAAGCTACTCGCCGATTGGAAGGCGCTCGGCGGACGGACGGTACTCATCAAGGGAATCAAGGACGCGTTCCAGGCTCTTGGTGAGATCATCGCTCCGATCAAGCAGGCGTTTCACGATGTCTTCCCACCGGCTACGGGTAAGAGTCTTTACGATCTGACGGTTCGGTTCAAGCAGTTTGCCGATGCGTTGAAGCCTAGTCAGGCCACGATCGACTCCATTCGGAGTATCTTCCGCGGTCTCTTCTCGGTACTTGACATCGGCATCCAGATCGTCAAGGGTGTCTTCACGATGTTCGGCCAGCTGTTCCATTCGGTTGGCGCGGGTCAGGGCGGCTTCCTCAAGTTCGTAGCAACTATTGCGGACTTCATTACCGCTCTCGATCAGGCTCTAAAGCAGGGCAATGTGGTTAACCAATTCTTTGTCAAAATGGGAGCAATTCTATCCGTTCCCTTAAATCTGCTACAGGAGTTGGGCCACGCAATTGCAAATTTGTTTGCCGGATTTTCCCCGGGGGGATTTTCCGGACAAATCTCTTCAATGACGAAGGGGCTCCATCCGTTCAAGACGATGGTGGATGGAGTTGCAACTGCGCTTCAGGGTCTCGGGCCCGCTATCAGTAATGCCATTTCGAACATCAACTGGGAAGCGATTCTTCAGGTTGTCAGGACGGGGCTCTTTGCTGGTCTCGTCTACATGATCAAGAACTTCATCGGTGGAACGAATCTCAACCAGATCTTCGGCATCCTGGGTAAGAACATCGGCAAGTCGTTTGGCGCCGGTATTCTCGGAAACATGAGCAAGGCTTTCGGCGGTCTGTCCGGAACTCTCGGTGCGATGCAGCGTGAGCTCAAAGCTCGGACGCTTGAGGAGATTGCAATCGCGATCGCTCTCTTGGCCGCTTCGGTTCTTGCTCTGTCTCTGGTCAATCCCGATCGGCTCAGCGGTGCTCTTGGCGCCATGACGATCATGTTCGGCGAGCTTCTCGCTGCCATGGCTATCATGGACAAGATCACTACTATGAAATCGTTCGTGAAGCTTCCTGTCATTGCGGCATCGCTCATTTTGCTCGCGGGAGCTATCGATCTCCTGACGTTGTCTGTTCTGGCAATGAGCAGGCTCGACTGGAGTCAGCTGACCAAGGGTCTGATTGGTGTCGGTGCACTTCTTGGTGGTCTCTCTGCTGCTTCTGGAATTCTCTCAGCTAACGCTGCGGGAATGATCCGTTCTGGTATTGGGATCATGGCTATCGCTGTGGCTATGAATCTTCTGGCAAGAGCGATGGCTACCTTTGGTCAGATGAACTGGACTCAGATCGGTAAGGGTCTGGCTGGCGTTGGTGGAAGCTTGGCTGCTATTGCTGGAGCCATGCAGCTCATGCCGAAGAACATGGTACTGAGAAGCGCCGCCATTATCGCTATTGCTACTGCTCTCGAGATCATTGCAAATGCCGTTGGTAAGTTCGGGACGTTGGACTGGGGTACTCTTGGTAGAGGTCTCGCTGGTGTCGCCGGAAGTCTCGTCGCCATCGCGGGAGCAATGCATCTCATGCCTAAGAGTATGGTGGTGCAGTCGGCAGGTCTTCTGCTTGTTGCAGCCTCGCTCGAACGGATCACAAACGCCGTTGCCAAGATGGGCGGGATGTCCATCAAGCAGTTGGCTAAGGGCATCATCAGTCTTGGCGGAGCATTGCTTGTTCTTGCTGGTGGACTGACGGCTATGACCGGTACCTTCGCGGGTGCTGCTGCTCTTGGTGTTGCCGCTACTGGTCTCGCGCTACTCGTTCCTACTCTCGTCCTTCTGGGGAGGCAAAGTTGGGGTACCCTTCTCAAGGGTCTAATCGGCCTCGCTGCAGCGATTGGTCTCATCGCAGGAGCCGCCCTTCTCCTCTCGCCGTCAATTCCTGCACTCTTAGGGTTCGGCGCCGCGCTTGTCGTGATTGGAGCGGGTTTGGCTTTGGCTGGCGCTGGTATTGCACTGATTGGCATCGGCCTTAGTGCCATTGCTGTTGCTGGTACATCTGCTGCTGGAATTCTGATCAAAGCCCTTACCGACCTGGTAGCATCGCTTGTTGGTATTGCGAAGAATCTCGTTCTTGGAGTTCTAGAGATTGTCAAAACGTTTGCGGCTACGGCACCACAGTTCGTTGCTGCTCTCGTCAAGATAGTCAACAGTCTTCTGGATGTTGTCATTCAGTCGTCTCCGAAAATCGGTCAAGCATTCCAGGCACTTTTGGACACTGCTCTGACGGTTCTTCGTAATAACCAAGAGAAGATCATTCAGGCAGGTTTCAGCCTTCTGCTTGCTCTTCTCAATGGTATCTCCAACAATATCGGGCAGGTTGTTACGGCGGTGACCAACATTATCGTGAAACTGCTTGCCTCCATTTCTAACAATCTCGGTCGTATTCTTACGGCTGGGGTTCAGATCTTGACGACGCTGGTCAAGGGTATTCTCCAGAACATTGCAAGCGTGCCTACGGCGGTTCTCAACATCATGGCCAGCTTCCTCAACACGATCGCAAACAATCTCAGTCGTGTTGTGACGGCGGGTTTGAACATCGTGGTGAAGCTTCTACAGGGTGTCGCCAGCAAGATTGGTGAAGTTATCAAGGCTGGTGCCGATCTCATCGTGAACCTCGTAACCGGCATCGGCAACGCTGGGGCAAGAATCGTTACCGCTGGTGTCAACGCGATGATCAAGTTTATCAATGCAATCCAGAAGGGTTCAAATAAACTTATCGACGCCGGTATGAAAGCTGTAATTAACTTCTTGAATGGAGTTGCTGCTGCAATTCGTGCCAATAGCGGTCCGATGCGTCAAGCGGGTATCAACATCGCGCTTGCCATTGCTGACGGTATGACGTTTGGCTTCGCTAGTAAGGCAAAAAGCGTTGCTGAGCATGCAGTTAATATGGCGAGAGGCGCTGTTGGCGGAATGATGCATGCTCTTGGAATTCGTTCTCCATCAACAGTAGCATATGGAATTGGGCAATATCTCGTTCAGGGTCTTGCCAACGGTATGAGTGCTTCGAAAGAAGCGCTTAATTCTGCATATTCCATTGGTAACGGTTTGATCTCGGCATTCAAGAATATCTTCCAGATTCAGTCGCCTTCGAAGGTGATGTACGACATCGGTAAGTATGTCGGCGATGGCTTCGCTCAGGGTCTTCATGGCTCCGGCGATGATATCAACAACGCATTCAAGGATCTGAATCAAAAGCTTCTTGACAATATGCGAACTGCTCGTGAGACGATTGCAACTGAGCAGGATAAACTCGACAAGTTGCGGGCCGCGAAAAAGCCTGATACTGCTGCGATTGCTGAAGCCCAGAAGATCATCGATCAAAACGAAGCTGTTCTGGCTCGGTCTAAGGCGGGTCACGATGCTCTGATCGGTTCGTTGAAGGATGAGCATGTCCAGCTGGTTAAGCTGTCGGCGAATTTCGAGGATGTGGGCAAAAAGTTGAAGGACGCCCAAACAATTCTGGACGACGCAATCAAGACTCGAAACGATGCTCAGAAGCAATATTCGGATCAGTACTCGACTCTTCCAGATCTCAAGTTCACGGATGCTGATGGAAACCCCATCGACCCGGCTACGGTTGTAAGTACGTATTTGCAGGATCTCAAAGGTCAGACCGCTGCTGTTGGAGCCTATAACTCGACGCTTCAGCAGTTGCGACAGCTTGGTCTTGATGACGCTACCTATCAGAAGCTCTTGACGGAGGGTACAGCAGATCAGTCCTTCGCCAATCAGCTTCTTGCTGGCGGTAAGACGGCAGTCGAGGGTCTCAACACGCTCGATAAGCAGTTGCAGACTGTTTCTGGAACTCTGGCTACGAACGCCTCCAAAAACCTGTATCAGGCTGGTGTTGATGCAGCGCAGGGGGTTGTGAACGGTCTTGAGTCCAAACGGGATGCCATCAAGAAGAAGATGTCGCATATTGCGCAGGATATTATTGCTACGTTGAAGAAGGAGCTCAAGATCAAGTCCCCGTCGCAGGCAATGGCTGAAGTCGGCGCCTATGCGATGGAGGGATTTGCTCAGGGGATCTTCGAAAATGTCAGCATTATGCGTAATGCGGCTTCTGATGCGGTTCAGGAAACGATGGACGCGTTGAAGGCTACTATGAAGAAGTCTCTCAACGCGACCGGTATCAACATGAATCCCGTGATTACTCCTGTACTAGATCTCAGTCAGGTGAAAGCTCAGAGTCGTAATTTGGCCGCTTTGACTGATGGAAGCTCATATTCACAGGCAGTAGCCATTTCAGCGCAAGCACAAGCGGCTCAGGAAGCTGCTGCCGCTGCTGCCGCGGGTACGAGTATTACGTTCGAACAGAACAATTACTCGCCCGAAGCGCTGAGTGAGATCGAGATCTACAGGCAGACCAATAACCAATTGTCCCAGCTAAAGTCCGCACTAGCGGTTTAAGGAGGTTAGAACGCCTTGCTGACGAAGGTAAAAGCGTACAGTTCCTGGCGCTCAGCCCCTACTTTGCTTCTGGACGAAAATGGTCGTCCTGAAACCGATCTCATTCAGATTCGAAATATCGACGGGCTGGACCCGGTAAAGGCTTCTGTCAGTACGTCTCCTCGTGGGTCGATTGATGGATCAACCTATACCGGGTCCAATGTCCCGGCTCGGAATATCGTCTTGACTATTCATGCAAATCCTGATTGGCTCACGTGGACATTCGAAAAGCTACGTGGGTTGTTGTATCAGTATTTCATGCCTAAGAGGCCAGTTCGCTTGGTGTTCGAGAGCGATAATATGGAATCTGTGGAGATTTCGGGAATTGTGGAAAGCGTAAGCGCAAACCCGTTCTCGAAGGACCCCGAATTCCAGGTTTCGATTATCTGCCCAGATCCATACTTTACTGCAGTCGACCCGACTGTGGTAACTGGTCAGACAATTAGAGCAGGCGGTACTGCAACGGTCGTTTCCTACCCGGGAACAATTGAATCTGGAATAGTCATCAAGGTCGATTACACGTCTGGTACTAATCCGACAAGCATTGGCATTCAGCTTGGAGATCCATCTCTTGGATATTTCAACGTAGATGCCGGTGTGGATTCCAATACTTATTTCGAAGTCTCTTCTGTACCTATGCAAAAATACGTACAGAGCGTAGGTCTCGGAAGCGGTGTTATCACGAATCTCTTGTCGGATGTAGAAGATGGATCGACTTGGGCTATTCTTCAACCTGGAGACAACGATTTCTCAGTCGTTACCGACCAGGGAATGCAGGACTGGACGCTCACGTTCTATCCGAGGTATGGAGGGCTCTAATGGAAGTATTTACGCTCAATCGAAACTTCCAGAAAGAGTTCATCATCGACGGTTTCTCGTCGGTAATCTGGACTGAGCGATATTACGGCGACAGTGAGGTAGAGCTTACCACATCACTCACACCAAGGTCGATTTCGAGACTTCCTGTGGGAACGTTTCTCGGAATCAAGGACTCTGACGAAGTGATGATTCTCGAGACAGCCAATATGGAAAGTGGTTCTCTTAAACTTAAGGGCATCTCACTTCTGTCTTGGCTGGACAATCGATTTGTTCGAGCGTCCGCTGCCCATGAGGATCGGTATCTCTACCTCACTGGACCCGTAGGTCAGCTCCTATGGGATCTCGTGTATTACTTCACAAATCCTACCAGTCCATATTTGGACGGAACCACCGATATCGGGATAGCCAATCCTAGTCAGCTTGCTATTCCGGGAATCGATCTGGGCGATTATGACACGTCTGGAGACGAGGTAACGCTCGGGATTCCTTATGGCCCGTTGTACAAGGCTATGAAGGATATCGCGACGACATACGAAATCGGGATGAAGTTGACACTCGACGACGTAACTGACGTGTCATATTCTCTCGGTTTTCGGAGCTATAGAGGGCTCGATCGGACGAGTTCACAAATCGTAAACCAGGTTGTTCGATTCTCACCCGATATGGAGTCGTTTACGGACATCAAGGAACTTCAGTCGATTTCTGGATTCAAGACTCTTGCCTATACGTTTGCTCCAGGTAACCCGGGAGGGCTTGCTACAACGCCTGGAGTAAGTCGATTAACGGGTAGTCAGTACTCGGGCTTCGATCTTCGAGCAATGATGGAGTTCGAAGAAGACATCACAACTGATCAGGTAGGTACGGACGCGGCGGTCCTGCTTGATATTCTCAATAGTCGTGCCGATAATGCACTCACCAAGAATCCGTTCGTCAAAGCGGTCGACGGAGAGATCGTTCCGGAAAGTCAGCTCAAGTACGGAATTCACTATAATCTCGGAGACATCATCGAGGTTCAGGGAAATAGCGGTACTGTCAACGCGGCTCGAGTGACTGAATATATTCGGTCTCAGGACGCTACGGGCGAAAAAGCATATCCAACCGTTACTGTTATCGATTAGGAGGAATAGTGATCTGGCTTGTTCCGATTGGTCTAATTATTCTTTTTGTGGGATACCTAAGTGGGTGGTTTGCTTATTCACTCTTGTCAAAACGAAAATATGACGGAACGGTCCTGGTACAGAAGTTGCCAGAAGGGGGACTTCGTTATACATTTGAGATAGAAGACGATCCTGAAAATTTGCAGTACAGAAAGGAGATTCATCTCAGAATTGCTCCTGAAGAGTCTGATCGCGAGTAAAACTTCTCGTATAATGAGACTAACAAAGGAGCTGTATGTCTGAGTTGAATCAAAGACTGTTGCTCGAAAACGCATTTGAGAAAGCGATTCGTGATCTAGGTAATCATGACGTGACCTCAGAGGAATATGCGAAGACGCTCGACCGAGTTGTCGTGCTTCACAAGATGCTGGTAGAAGATAAACCGAATCAAGTGAGCAAAGACACAATGGCCGTCGTCGGCGCAAACCTTCTGGGGATCGTCCTGATCATCAAGCATGAGTTCGTGAACGTCATTTCGTCGAGAGCAATGGGTCTGTTGCTGAAGCCCAAAGTATAGAACTTTAGTAGCTCAAAAGTATGGGGAGTCGCACACGCGGCTCTTCATACTTTTTTGTCAAAATTCTCCGGCGGGAAACTCCAAAATAAGTAAAAGATATTGGTTCGTAGGCATCTTCTCGCAGAAAAATCACGCCATATAATGAAACCTATTAAAGGAGTGAATTATGCCCGCAATCGCCACCATCGTTGCGCGTGTCGTGTTCTACATCGTGCAGGTTGTGTTCTGGGTCCTCTTCGTGAAGACCATCGACACCACCTACAACCGGATGAAGAACTGGCACGTCGCTCGTACGGCTGCGAAGTCGGCGTAACACCCGCTAGGCCAAAAGGAAGCACCCATCAGATAAAGGTGCTTCCTTTTTGTTTGTCGCAGAAAAATCACGTTGTATAATGAAGTAGAGTCGGTAAATCTGTAATCCCGATGAAACTGAAGTAGTAAGTAGTAAGTAGTAATTTTGTAGTTTGTTTTTTTTCTTTTTTGCCAAAGGAGGAAGTATGCTCGAAGCAGAGCCTATCACGCCGTTTCCTCCGGGAAACCCTTTTCACCACGACGCAATTCGGATGGGTATCAACATCGGGTCTAACGTGGTCGCGATGTTTCATCAGCATACCCATGAGCGCCAGGACACCGTCATCATCGTCAACACGGAGACGGGTGAGCGCATGCTTCTCAAGTTCGGTGAGCAGTAATGCCGATCGCACACAGTAATGGCAAGTGTCCGTGTGGCCTTCCCATCTCAAAAGGCCAGCAGATCTTGTTCGAGCGCACAACTGGCCGGTGGGTTCATCGCGAGTGCTACAAGTCGATTGAAAACGAAGATCAACTGAAACTCGAGATCAAATGAATGCTCTGGACCGGTTCAAGATCGTAGAGAGAGACAAAAATGGAAAGGTAATTCAGATTCATGAGGTATACCGTTCCGATGTCCCTCGCAAGGTCATGGCTCTGCTCGATGAAGGTCATTCGCTAACAATTACTCGTCTCTAAGGAGAAAAGATGCTTCGCAAGCTTCTCATCGCACTTGTGATCGTCTTGGCCGCTTTCTTCTGGGTCATGGCCGTCACGGTCCCGATGGTCTCGGCAATGCCGCCGTTGGTCATCGCTCTTGCTCTGACGATCCTCGCGTGGTACCTCTGGAAGGAACGCGGTAAGGATCACAACGCTTCGGTCTAGCCAGCGGCGGTTAGACCGAAGATCTCGTGGTGCATCAAAGAGACAACCGATAGATGGTCATTCGACTAGCCGGATCTCGAGCGATGTAAAATGGTGTGACAGTAGGTTTGGCGAAAGCGCACCAGCCACTTAAAATCCAGGCAAACCCCACTGATGAGCCGCCTGGTCGAATCCCTACGAAAGTAGGGAATGGGGTACCCTCACCAAATATGGACCGTTGCTTTCCAAGCAGCGGATGCGCACCATAATTGGCCCTTTTAAGAGGGTAGTAGCCGAAAGCCCACTATGAAAGGGCTGTGGGTGAGTGTGGTCTCATTATTTGAGATAAAGCTATGTAGCTGAAGAGAGCTAGCCCCTCCGCCACACTTAGGCTACGATTTGATTGTTTAATGGAGGGAGCGTGAGTGGTAGTACCCTGTTAGCTGTCGTAGCTAAGGGGGAAGCCATACAGATAACGACTGGCTCAGGAGATCGTAGTTCTATAATGTCAGACAGGGCAAACTCCTCGGATAAGGCCCGGCTACGATCTCCCCCTCCATTAAGCAACCAAAGGAAGGTGATTACAATGAGGCCGCGTCTGTCGCCAGGTGGTGCTGGAAAATCGACAGATCGCAATCCGGAAGCGTAGGCCTAATACTTTTAATTTAATGACTTTTTTCGAAAACAGTTGAGTGGATGAAGTACGGTAGAGCTGACTGAAGGTAGATCGTGGAGCCGTCATGGGAACCCCGTGCGAAAAGCTCGAGAAAGCGGGGGAGGCTGAGAAGCGACGCAATGTAAGCAGTTCGTAGAGGGGCTGGGGACTAGCTATCCTCGGCCCCTCGCCGCTAAATTAGAAGATCATAGCGCACCCATAGTTATGCTCTCCAAAAGGTCCTGCACCAACTCTAACGCCGGAGTAAACCGGAAAAATCCGTTAGGTAAGTGTTGAGCATAGGATGAGTGAAGAGATAACTAAGGGCCGTTCTCTCATACTATGGGTGCGCTATGATTTTCTAATCGCAGAAAAATCTCGTTATATAGTGGAGGAGATGCCGTTATCATTCCGAGACGGTTCTGTGACATTGGTCACCATCTCGTCCTTTCTTTTTTGTTTAGTTTTTAGGGAGGTGAAGGCGATGCTAGTCGTCGAAAAGCGACATTATGGGTTTTTCAATTTTATCGGGGACTGCATCATGGTATTTCTCACGTTCGGTCTCTGGCTGATTTACATTTTTGTTCGTGAGATGCGCCACAAGACTCGTATCTACGGGTACTTCGAATGATTGCAGCAAAACAACTATATCGTGTCGTCCTCAAATACGATCTCGCCCTAACTCGTTCAGTATTCATCCGAGCAACCAGCAGACTAGAAGCCGAAAGGAGAGCATTGAAGCGTTATCCTGCGGCTATCGGGATCGACCATTCCTTCTACCCGTCAAATTGAAAGGTGAATATGATTCCTAAGTTGGTACCTATCGGGTTGATCACGAAAGCGAAGGTTCTCGTAGTCGACAACGCCGATACTCTTCTTACCGGCGCAGCCATCACGGGCACCGTAGCTACAGCAGTTCTCACTGGCCAGGCGTCTCTAAAGGCCGCTCGTCTCATCGATGCAGCAAGGCTCGAGGCGCATGACTACGATTCTGAGGGTAAGGGCGATCCGGAAGCAGATCTCTCAAAGACTCAGAAAGTAAAGCTCGTTGGTACTCTCTACCTTCCTGCGGTGGGCGTAGGGCTGACCACGATCACTTGCATCGTCGTAGCAAATCGACTGTCCGCAAAGAGAGTGGCTGCGCTCGCTTTGGCGTCCGGCATCTCGGAGCGAGCTTTGACCGAATACAAGGCGAAGGTGGTCGAGAAGTTCACCGATCGTCAAAACGAGGCTATTCGCGATGAGATCGCTCAGGAGCGCATCAGCAAGCATCCGCTCGGAACCCAGGTGATTGTCACCGGCGATGGTGAAGTTCTCTGCTACGACATGCTTACTGGCCGATATTTCAAGAGCTCGGTCGAAGAGATCAAGAAGGCCGAGAACAAGGTCAATTACGAGATCATTCACTTCATGTCGGCAAGTCTGAGCTCCTTCTTCGATGAGATCGGACTTCCTCCGACGAACTACACCGACATGGTCGGTTGGAACATGGGCAATCCTCTCGAAGTGAAGTTCTCGACAATCATGTCCGACGACAATCGTCCGTGTCTCGCGATCGATTTCACTCGGCCGCCGATCATGGATTACGACAAGCATTGGGATTGAAACTGCCAGCCGTGGCTGCTAGATGAGTAGTCATGTGAAAGGACAACCTTGCTAAAGAAGACAATCAAGTACACGGACTTCAACGGCGACGATGTGGAGGAGGAGTTCTTCTTCCATCTCTCGAAAGCCGAACTTGTCGAGCTCGAGATGAGCCACGAGGGCGGCCTTTCAGAGTCTCTTAAGAAGATCGTTGCGGCCGAGGATGGTAAGGAGATCATCCGGGTGTTCAAGGAAGTTATCCTTGGGGCTTATGGACAGAAGTCTGAAGACGGTCGGCGGTTCATTAAGAATCAGCAGATGAGAGATGAGTTCGAGTCGAGCGAGGCTTACTCGGAACTCTTCATGGAAATGGTAACAAACGTCGATGCTGCGATCGAGTTCATCAACGGAATCGTCCCCGCAGGTCTTGCCGAGGAGGCAACGAAGGTCGTCGACACCGATCGTCGTGCGCTTGCTGCGGTGCCTGTTGTTGAACCGCGAGTTGTTACGAAGGAAGAGCTCGAGAATATGGACATCGATGAGCTCAAAACAATCCGAGTTCAGATTGCAACCGGTGAAGTTAAGGTCGCAGAGTAATCCTGCCGTATAATGAAACCTATTTAGGAGAGTACTATGCTTTCTGTTCCAATGGTAAGACTGCTCGCGCAGGTTGCTGGGAGCGTTGGCGTGTCCAAGGTCGTCAACGATGTCATTCGTAACAACACCAACATCATCACCACTGCAGATGCAGTGCGTGTGTGGTGTGGAAGTGTTGTCATCGGATCGATGATCGCTGACCACGCCTCAAAGCACATCAACGATCGCATCACCGAGATCGTCGAGTGGCGCCAGAAGCAGGACGTAGAGTCCAACTAAGTAGTGAAAGTAAAGGCCCAATCTGGGTCTTTACTTTTTGTCTGCAATTCTAGGTAAAGGACGTAAATGGAGCCTTCTGAATTCCCGCCGAATAGTGAAGCTAGTAAGCATCGGGCGGAGAAGGATGTCACCCGTGTGACTTCTGGCGATCCTGTTCGGCGGAGGAAGCCTCTCCGTAAGCAATTCGCTGAGACGTTCGTTGCAGGTGATATGCGATCCGCCGTACGTTACGTCATGTTCGATGTGTTGCTTCCCGCAGCGAAGGACATGGTTGTTGAAGCCGGTTCGAGCGGAATTGAGAGGTTGATCTTTGGCGAAACTCGTCGTCGAGGGTCGACTCCTCCTCAGGCCGGGCCAACTGGGTACGTCAGTTACAACCGAATGAGTACGGCAATGGGAGCGGCAAGTCGACTGTCCGGTCCCGCAAGAGCAATGAGTCGTAGGGCTCGGTCTCGTCACGACTTCGATGAGATCATTCTCGATTCGAGAACAGAAGCCGAAGAAGTCATCGACCGTCTATTCGACCTGGTGAGCCGATATGAAACTGCCACTGTTGCTGACCTCTATGAACTCGTCGGACTTGAGTCATCTCATACCGATCATAAGTGGGGTTGGACGGATGTTCGGGGAGCAGGCGTTTCTCGAGTCCGCGATGGTTACCTACTGGATCTCCCGGAGCCCCATCCCATCGATTGAGGAACTCGATGCCGACAAAACCCTCGCTAGTCTTGCTGACAGGGTCAGTGGTGTTTTACCTGATCCTGAAAAGAAGGAAGAAGTCCAGTAATTACGAACAGCTGACATTATTTTAAGGAGTACGATGAAGCTCGTTCCAAACGTTGTAAGTAGGCAACTTGCCCATAGCGCTTTGCTCGCTCAGAAAAACTCCCCCGGAGTTCTTTTCGGAGTTGGCGTAGTGGGCATGATCGGAACTACTGTTCTGGCATGCAGGGCCACTCTGAAGCTGGAAGAGGTCCTGGACGAGTCGGCGGGAAAGATCTCTCAGGCCAAGAATCTTAATCACCCGGAGTATAGCGAGATGGATCGCAAGAAGGATCTGTCTGTGATCAAGGTTCAGACGTCTGTGAAGATCGTGAAGCTCTATACTCCTGCCATCATCGTCGGTGGGATTTCCATCGCCGCTCTTACCCAGTCCCACAATATCCTGAATCGGCGCAATGCTGCACTGACAGCGGCATACGCAGCGCTCGAGAAGGGATTCGACGAATACCGTCAGCGTGTCATCGAAAAGTATGGCGCTGAGCAAGATCAGCATTTCAGGTACGGAACGCAACAGGTAGAGATCGAGGAGAATGGAAAGAAGCGGGTAGTTACTCGCGTCTCTCAGAACGATCCGTCGATCTACGCTCGATTCTTCGATCAGGGATCTCCGTCTTGGAGTAAGGAGCCGGAGTACAATCTGGTCTTCCTGAAGTGCCAGCAGAACTATGCCAACGATCTTCTCAAGGCTCGTGGACACGTGTTCTTGAACGAGGTCTACGACATGCTTGGGATCCCCAGATCGAAGGCTGGAGCCGTCGTCGGTTGGCTACTGACTCCAGATGGTCAGACCGACAACTTCATCAATTTCGGCGTGTTCGACGATAAGTCGCAGCAGGCTCGAGATTTCGTGAACGGCTTCGAAGGTGCCATTCTTCTCGATTTCAACGTGGATGGCATTATCTATGATCGTATCGATATGAGTAGAGAAGGAGAATCGCTCTCGTGGCAGCTGAACAGGTAGTCGAGCAGGTTGCTGAAACTCTCGAAGATGCTGCTGATGTAACTCGGCACATCGACACTCGACTGGTGAGGTATTTCCTCGGAGGCGTGGGTGTCGGAGCAGCGATCGGTTTCTTCGTCGGATATCGCTACAACCGCGAGAAGATCAAGGCGGAAGCGTTCCAGGAAAGCGAAGAAGAGATCGAGCGGATTCGCAAGCATTATCAGGACAAGATGACGGCGAAAGAGAATGAGACGGCAAAGGAAGAGCTGACTACTCTTGTTGTCGAAGAGGGTTACGCTCGAATCGAGGATGAGCCTCAGCCTATCTCGGATCTCAGGGATCTCTCTAGTCCGGAAGAGCATCCGCTTGCTGATCGACCACTTCCGGCTCCAGTTCCTGTAACTCCCGCTCGGCGAGTCTTCAGATCTACCGATACTGAGAAAGATAAGAACGACGGCTGGAACTTTGCTAGAGAGCTCCAGCTTCGAAGCAGCGATCGTCCGCACATTATTCATCAGGACGAGTTCACTCATAACGAGACCGAGTTCGCCCAGGTGACGTACACCTATTACGCGGAGGATGACGTTCTTGTCGATGAATCCGAGGAAGTGATCACCGACAGAGAAGCGCTCATCGGAGTAGGTACGCTGAATAGGTTCGGGCATGGTACGGACGATTTCAATATCCTGTACGTCCGACACCCAGTCCTGGAATTGGAAATCGAGATCTGTCGTAGTTCAGGCAGTTATGAGGTTGAAGTTCTAGGGCTAGAACGTGAGCCCGGAAATGGCGTCACCACGTAACCAGAAATATCTCGACTGGCTAATCTCACAAATCGAGTTCAACAGTAATAAAACTTTCCATGGAGCACTCGAGTGCCTGCACAAAACTGAATTTGTGTGGATCGTTCCCAACGACGATAATCGAGTGTACGATGGATTGGATCTTCGATCTGAGTTCATCGACGGAACTCACGGTTGGGCGCTCGATGAAATCATGCAGCTCCCTATCATGAAAGGTAGGGGCGCATCGGTTCTCGAGGTTCTGATCGGACTCAGTCGAAGAGTCGCTTTCACCTGCGGCGGAGAAGCTCCGTGGTGGGCATGGCAGTTGATGGGGAATTTGGGACTGTACAAATTCTCAGATCCTCTGACACGTAATAAGGCCAACAGATTGAACGAACTTCTGGAAGCCTTGATTTGGAGAACCTATGCGAGAAATGGCGAAGGTGGTTTCTTTCCTTTGACTAATCCGAAAGATGACCAGACAAAGGTCGAGATCTGGTATCAGATGAATCAGTACGCGATGGAAATCCAGGAATAGGAGACTGATGGATTTCTATCAGATCCTTTCTAAGGAAACGAAAGACAAGGGTACGATGGAACTGTACCCTGATTTCATTGTCGGACGTTCTCAGGATCTGATGGTTCAAGGAAAATCGTTCTACGCTATCTGGGACGAAGAACGAGGTCTTTGGTCTCGTGATGAGTACGATGTTCAGCGACTTGTCGACGAGCATCTCGAAGCTGAAGCCGAAAGGCTTCGTCGTGACACAGGACTAAATTACACGGTTAAATATATGCGTTCGTTTCGTAGTAACACATGGGCGCAATTCCGTAAATTCCTGGCCAACATCAGCGACAACAGTCACCCCCTGGATTCCAAGCTTGTATTTGCAAACTCCGAAGTCAAGAAAACGGATTATGCAAGTAAACGGCTACCGTATCCATTGGAAGAAGGTGATATTTCAGCTTGGGATGAGCTTGTTGGCACGCTGTACTCCGTAGAAGAGCGGGCCAAGATCGAGTGGGCTATTGGATCAATCGTAGCGGGGGACTCGAAGAAGATCCAGAAATTCTTCGTGCTCTACGGTCCTGCTGGTTCTGGTAAATCCACGATCCTGAATATCATCCAGAAACTGTTCGACGGATACACAACGACGTTCGACGGTAAAGCACTAGGGCGTGCAGACGGAACGTTCGCTACGGAGGCGTTCAAGTATAATCCTCTGGTTGCCATACAGCACGACGGCGATCTGTCAAAACTGGAGGATAACACTCGGCTGAACAGCATTGTCTCGCACGAGTCGATGTTGATGAACGAGAAGTACAAGCCGAGCTATACTGCGAAGTCTCACGCCCTACTCTTCATGGGCACTAACCAGCCCGTGAAGATTACTGACGCCAAGTCAGGACTCATTCGCCGGTTGATTGACATCAATCCAACCGGGGTCAAGATTCCGGTGCGTCATTACAACACCTTGCTCAACCAGATAGACTTCGAGCTGGGAGCCATCGCCGCTCACTGTCTCAAAGTCTACCAGGAGATGGGTAAGAACGCATACAATGGTTACCGTCCACTGGAGATGATGCTTCAGACGGACGTGTTCTTCAACTTCATCGAGGCATATTTCGATCTGTTCAAATCCCAGAACTATACCACCTTGAAACAAGCGTATGCCTTGTATAAGGAGTACTGTTCGGAAAGCGGGATCGACAAGCCTCTTCCGCAGTACAAGATGCGGGAGGAGCTCCGGAATTACTTCGATGAGTTCAAGGATAGAGGCGAAGTCAATGGCGAGCGTGTTCGAAGTCTGTATGAGGGGTTCAACGCCGAGAAATTCAAGGTGCCGAAAGACACCGAAGACAATCTTCCAGCGTTTAGCCTTGTAATGGACGAGAACGAATCGCTTCTGGATACCGTATTTGCTAATCAGCCAGCACAGGTTGCGAATGCAAAAGGACTCCCCGGTCGTAAATGGGCAAACGTCAAGTCTACACTTTTAGATATTGACACTCATTTACTCCATTACGTAAAAGTGCCAGAAAAACACATCGTTATCGACTTCGATCTCGAAGGTGTCAATGGCATAACGAGTCTTGAACGGAATCTGGAAGCCGCCAGTCAGTGGCCCGCTACATATGCGGAAATCAGTAAGTCAGGTAGTGGAGTCCATCTTCACTACAACTACGAAGGTGATACCTCAGAACTCGCGTCCGTATATTCCGACGGAATCGAGGTAAAGGTATTTACCGGAGATGCTTCACTTCGGAGGATGCTCACTCTGTGCAATGCGGTTCCGATCGCAACAATCAGTAGTGGGCTTCCGCTCAAGAAGAAAGAGAAGATGCTCAAAACCAAGACCATTACGAGCGAAAAGGGTCTTAGGGAGCTAATCGAGCGGAATCTAAAGAAGGAGATTCACCCAGGCACCAAGCCGTCGGTCGACTTCATCGAGCATATCTTGCAAGAAGCGTATGAAGATGGCCTTCAGTACGACGTCAGTGACATGCGATCTCGTATTTTAGCTTTTGCCAACAACAGCACAAACCATTCTTCGGCATGTGTGAAGGCTGTTAGTCGGATGCGATTTAGCTCCGAGGGAGAGTTGGAAGGCGAGAATGTTGTCGAAACAGACGACGACCGCATGGTGATCTATGACGTTGAGGTGTATCCGAATCTCTTTGTCATCTGTTGGAAGTTCAAAGGTGACGACAACGTAGTTCGTATGATCAACCCGAGTCGAGAAGAAGTCGAGAAACTTACCAGATTTAAGCTAGTTGGCTTTTATAACAGGCGCTTTGATAATCATATTATCTATGCTGCGATGCTTGGCTACAGCATAGAGCAACTATACGATCTAACGCGCAAAATTGTTGTCGACGGAAATCGTAATGCATTCTTTGCTCAAGCGTATAATCTTTCCTATGCCGACATCTGGGATTTCAGCTCAATCAAACAAGGACTGAAGAAGTTCGAGATCGACTTGGGTATTGATCATATGGAACTCGATATTCCTCTTGATCAACCCGTAGACGATAAGGACATTCCGCGCATTGTCGAATACTGCGTCAACGATGTTATAGCCACCGAAGCGGTGCTTAACGATCGTTGGGAGGATTTTGTAGCTCGGCAGATTCTTGCGGAACTGAGTGGGTTGACCATCAATGATACGACGCAAAGGCACACCGCAAAGATCATATTTGGAAACGATAAGAACCCTCAGCAACATTTCGTGTATACCGACCTAAGTGAGGAGTTCAATGGATACACATTCGATGCGGGTAAGAGTTCCTATCGAGGAGAGGATCCTGGAGAAGGCGGATACGTCTACGCTGAGCCGGGTATTTACAACAACGTGGCTCTTCTGGATATTGCTTCCATGCATCCTACAACTATTCTCCTTCTTAACCTCTTCGGGAAGTACACGCAGAGATTCAAGGAGCTGGTAGAAGCTCGTCTTGCCATCAAGCGTAAGGATTTCGAATCCGCGCGCAAGATGATGGACGGACGTTTGGCGCCGTATCTGGAAAATGAAGATGGTGCAGACAAGCTTGCTTATGCCCTGAAGATTGTCATCAATATCGTCTATGGTCTGACGTCGGCGAAATTTGCCAACCCATTCCAAGACCCCCGTAATAAAGACAACATCGTGGCTAAGCGTGGCGCGTTGTACATGATTGACCTGAAGCACGATCTGAAAGACAATGGTTTTGATGTAGTGCATATCAAGACCGATTCTGTGAAGATTCCGAATGCTACTCAAAAGGCTATCGACTTCGTCATCAAACACGGCAAGCGTTACGGATATGACTTCGAGCATGAGATCACGTACGACAAGTTCTGTCTGGTAAACGACGCCGTCTACATTGCTCGTTCAGGCGACAAGTGGACTGCCGTGGGCTCACAGTTCCAACATCCATATGTATTCAAAACTCTGTTCTCTGGTGAAGAGCTCGTCTTCGATGACTTCTGCGAGAGTAAGAACGTCATGCAGGGAACTATGTATCTAAATAGAGAGGATGGCAATGAAAAGGATCAGCTTGATCGTCACCGTATGCGGCATCTTGGGCGTACTGGTAGGTTCGTCCCGGTCCTCGAAGGGGGCGGCACGCTCTATCGCGTCAAAGATGAAAAGTATTACGCGGTAACGGGCACAAAAGGTCATAAGTGGATCGATGCAGAAATTGCTCGGTCTATGCCTGACCTTAAAATTGACATGTCCTATTTCGAGAAGCTAAAAGACGAAGCCGTGAAGACGATCGAAGCGTTCGGGTCATTTGAGGAATTCGTGAGTTAGGAGAAGAGATGCCACAGCAGGACAATACCGTCATGATGGAAGGCGTCCGGATCATCTTCCGGAACTTCGCCGGAAAGGAGGGTCAGTACAACCGGGAGGGCGATCGTAATTTCGCAGTCCTTCTGGACGAGACCGTTGCAAACGCAATGGCAGAAGACGGCTGGAACATCAAGTGGTTGAAGCCTCGTGAAGACGACGAGGATGACGCTGTTCCGCAGGCGTATCTGCCGGTCTCGGTGAATTTCAAGGGACGGCCTCCGCGTATCGTCCTTGTCACGTCTCGTGGCCGCACAAATCTCGACGAGTCCACTGTCGAAACTCTCGACTGGGTCGACATCGTGAATGTCGATCTCATCGTCCGCCCCTACGAGTGGACCGTCAATGGTAAGAGTGGTATCAAGGCCTATCTGCAGAGCATCTATGTGACGATTGACGAAGACCCGCTGGAGTTGAAGTACTCTGAACTAGATCCAGCATGACAGTAGTTACTGTAATCGCTACGGCGATCCTCGTTCTGATCAGCGTTGGATTTGGCTATTTCCTTGGTGTAATCAGAAACCGAAATGAATAGGGGATATGGAGACTACTAGTATTACCAGAAAGTACGTGCGCAAGCCACTCTATGTGGATGCGGTCCAGGTTACGGAGGAGAACTTCGCGGACATTGCACGGTGGTGTTTCGGTGAGATCGGTAACATCGATGAGACGCCGGTCGACAAGACGGCCGATATCGACCCCTCCAAGCAGTACATCCATGTGCGTGTCCACAGTCCTCGGAATCCGAGACAGACGAAGGCCTTTGTGGGGGACTGGATCCTCTACACGGAGCGCGGCTACAAGGTCTACACGGCCAAGGCGTTCCAGGGCAACTTCGATCCTGTCGAGGAAGCCGCCTGATCAGAACGAGGTAAGCATGCGTAACTTTCTGGTCATGACAAACGCAGTAAAGGCGCTGATCATTGTTGTGATCAACGCTGTACTAGGTCTTCTTACGTCTTTCGGCGTGAATCTCTCTGACAAGCAGCAGGCGGCCATCATTGCGTTGGTCAACGCAATTCTTGGTCTGTGGGTTGCTCTCACCTATACATACTCGCACAAGCGTATTGATACCTAAGGAGTGAACATGAGTGCCGCACTTCCCGTTGTAGAGCAAAAGTGGAAGCAGTCCGACGCAGAGGCACTGCAGGAGCGCGTAAACGCAATTGATTACTGGCTGGCACATAGTGAGAACATTCTCGATATGTTCCCCAGAGACGACGCGATTGGTCGCGAACTTCGTAGTGTAGTCGGTCTGATGAAGACGCGTAAGGGTGATCTCACCTCAGAGATCTTGGCACTCACGATGGCTTGATTATGGGTGGGGATTCTAGGCTAGTACAGCTAGAGTCCCCGCTCATATTACTTAGTCTTACTTTTTTCGAGGAGGCAAATGGAAACACAAAGGATGTTCTGTTTGAATGTGAAGATTGAGACATTCGCTATTCTCAAAAAGGGTAAGTGGATTTGTCAGGCGTGTGGTGAAGAAGTTCTCCCTGTTGTCATTCGACAAAAGGTTACTCATGAATGAAGTAAGAGAGATTCGAATTATCAAATGGATCGATTCGAGTCTTCAAAATGGACAGGTTGATAAAGAAGATTTTCCAAAACCTGTTGAAATTGTATCCGCAGGATTCGTTGTAGAAGAACACGATGATTATGTAGTTATTGCTCGAGACAATATGGGAGATGGTGATTATCGTGGGCTATGTTCTATTCCAAAGGTGTGTATTTTAGAGTGATTCTACGTCCGCATCAACAGGACGCGCTCAATAAGCTGGCTAATGGAAATATTCTATGGGGTGGCGTAGGATCAGGCAAGTCTCGTGTAGCGGCAGCATACTACATGAAGAACGAGAAGCCAAAAGATGTTTACGTCATTACCACAGCCAAGAAGCGCGACAGTAAGGATTGGGAAGGTGAGTTCGCCTCCTTCACGGTAGGTAAAGAAAAGGATGCTACTCGAGCTGGCGTCCTGACGGTTGACAGCTGGAACAACATCAATAAGTACAAGCTCGTGACTGGCGCATTCTTCATCTTCGATGAGCAGCGTCTGGTCGGTAGTGGCAAATGGGTCAGCGCGTTCCTGAAGATCGCCAAGATGAACAACTGGATCCTGCTCTCGGCTACGCCGGGCGACAACTGGCTGGACTATATTCCAGTGTTCGTGGCCAACGGGTTCTACAAGAATCGCACACAGTTCAAAATGGAGCATGTGGTTTACACACCGTACGCACGATTCCCGAAAGTGCAGCGGTATATCGGTGAAGGCCGTCTGATCAAACTGAGAAATCAGATATTGGTACCAATGCCCTATGAGAAGCTGACTGTTCGGCACACAATCACCAAAACAGTAGGATTCAACGAGAAGTTGTTGCAGAGCGTTGTCAAGAATCGCTGGCACATCTATCAGAACCGGCCTATTCGTGATATTGCCGAGTTCTTTCAGATCCTACGCCGTATCATCAACAGTGATCCAAGCCGTGTAAGAGCGATTCGTGAGCTCATGAAAGAGCACAAGAAGATGGTGATCTTCTACAACTTCGACTATGAGCTACATATTCTCAGAGCGTTAACAGAGGAGATCCCGGTTGCAGAATGGAATGGTCATAAACATGAAGATATCCCATCTACAGACCGTTGGTTATATCTGGTTCAGTACGTTGCGGGGTCTGAGGGATGGAACTGTGTTGAGACAAACGTCGTGGTCTTTTACTCGCTCACCTATTCTTACAAGAACTGGGAGCAAGCGCACGGACGAATTGACCGTCTGAACACTCCCTTCATCGATCTGTATTACTACATCCTACGTTCGAAGAGTATTGTCGATTCAGCAATCTGGAAGAGTCTGAAATCAAAGAAGAATTTCAATGTACTCCATTTTCCTATGGAATCTCTTACTGGAGGTAACAATGCAAAAAATTAGCAAAAGAAAAAAGGTTTCGCAAAAATTCACTTATATCAGAGGAATTGGTCAGGTAGGAACAAGAGCTTATCGGCGCGATAGACAATTGAAAAACAAGTCAGCACGTAGAGCGCGTAGGAAAAATCGGGGGATGTGAGGGTGAAGGAGAGAAGGGGGAGTGAAAATGACTAATCTAGAAATGGCCGAACGCTATATGAATGAGCCCGAATTTCGGTCAAAAGTAGATTCGGCTCGTCATATGAAGGAAATTTTGCTCGAAAACGGGGTACGTACAGAGGACATGACAATCTGCTCAAATGCCCACTGTTACAAGTGGTGTGCAAAAACGGGCGATGTGGCCAAACCACCGTTCTGTATCCTGTGTACCGTTAAAGTCCTGCAAAACGCGTAAAAACGGGTAAGTATAGATATTAGATATTGGATTGGTCATGCCCAAATATATCTCTAAACACTTTCCCTACGCGCGACTACTTAATATCTATAAAGGATTTAGATATTAAGTGACCTAAATACAAATAGTTTTTCCTCAAAGTTTTTTGGCAAACAGATATTAGCTATTACCAACATCAACCCTTCGGCAAGGCCGCGCCATATGTCAAGGCTGAGCTCCATGTCAAGGCCTGCGCCGTATGTCAAGGCAATATAGGAGAATTTAATGAACGCGTTTGAAGTTCAGGGTATTGTATCTGCCGTAAATGGAGCGCCGATGGTTCAATTCTTTCTTCAACTTGAAGATGGGGTTGAAGCTCGATTTCAAGCTCCTCCGCTAGAAGCTCGTGAGATTGCACAATCTATTCATGAAGCAGCATCTAACGCTGTTTGTGAAGCTGCCATCGTTGCTTGGGCAAAAGAGCGCGATTCTGAAAATGGTGAAGCGATGGGGGCTCATCTTATTGATGCGATTCGCCGATTCCGTTCTGATCATTGGGGTCTTCCTGGTCGTCCAGAGGACTGGAGACCGGAAGGAGAATGATGGAACGGTGGAAGGAGATAGATCTCTTTCCCGACTACAGCGTCAGTAATCATGGAAGAGTGCGTACTGACAAATCTGGAAGAATCCTATCGTTGAATCAAACGCAGTATGGTTTGGTTCAGGTTGGCCTGATGCGGGATGGGATTCAATATCATCGATCAGTTCCACTTCTTGTAGCGAAAGCATTTCTACCGCCGTTGTCGGGCCCATTTGATACCCCCATCAATTTAGATGGGAATCGTCTCAACAATCATGTTGATAATCTTGCTTGGCGACCTAGATGGTTTGCTATCAAGTACAATCAACAGTTCAGGTATCCATATGATAATCCGATCACTTCCCCGATTGTAGATGTTAAAACTGGAGAGGTGAGCGCGAACTCTTTTGAGTGCGCAAAACAATATGGTCTTTTAGAGAAAGATCTTGTTCTATCCATTATCAATCGTACGTTTGTATGGCCTACATATCAAGAATTTGTAGTTTTAGAGAATTAGATATTAGTTAGTGGAAAAATCGCAGGATTTAATGGAGAGGTATAGGATAACCGCTTTTGTTTTTTCTGCGAAAGGAAAGATATGACCGAATCGCAGTTTCAAACACGTCTCATCAAAGATTTGAGGCGTATGTTTCCAGACTGTGAGATCCAGAAGATGGATGCGTCATATCAGCAAGGATTTCCCGATCTCCTAATTCTCTGGAATGATAAGTGGGCTGTATTGGAAGTCAAAGCTCATGCTTCAGCCAATGTGCAACCTAATCAGGATTTTTATATTGAGAGGCTAGGGCATATGTCGTTTGCTGCTTATATTTATCCCGAGAACAAAAAGGAAGTTTTGAGTGCGCTTCAACAAGCATTTAAACCTTCAGGGTGAGCATGCGTTCCTGAGTCCAAGTTCATACCACTGGATTCATTATACTCCTGATCGGTTGCTCCAAAGATGGACGGCTGCTCAAGCTGGAGCATACGGAACCATGCAGCACGAATATGCTATGCGAGAAATCAAAGCTGGTAGACTTTCTGATCTCGTAGGAACTATAGGTCTCTATATCAATGATGCTATTCGATATAGGATGACCACTGAGCAAGTTCTCTATTACTCAGAGAATTGTTTCGGTACTGCGGATACGATTGCGTTTCGCTATAAGACTCTTAGAATTCATGATCTCAAAACTGGGATAACTCCTGGCTCGGTTCATCAACTTGAAATCTATGCGGCCCTATTCTGTCTAGAGTATAGTGTGGATCCGTTCTCTATCAAGACAGAACTTCGAATCTATCAAGCAGACGAGGTGTCGGTGTTTGATGCTGACCCAGAAGATGTTTCTTTCATTATGGAAAAAATTGTTGAGTTCGATAACCTCATTAACCATCGCCTGAGAGAGGAGGAGTCGTGATTCGTTCTGAAGAAGATCATCTAGCGCATTACGGCATCCTTCGCCGTTCTGGTCGATATCCTTGGGGATCTGGCGGAACGCAGAATACGCGGAATAAAAGCTTTCTTGATACAACTGAGAAACTGAGAAAAGACGGTATGTCGGATTCCGAAATTGCAAAAGGTTTCGGTATTACGACTACGCAGCTTAGAGCTGCGCGATCTATTGCTCTTGCTCAGCAGAAGCAAGAGAAGATTCTTACCGCTCAGCGTTTGAAGGATAGAGGCTGGTCTAATGTTGCTATTGGCCAGCGTATGGGGCTTAATGAATCTTCGGTTCGCGCTCTTCTTGCTCCTGGTGAGAAAGACAAAGCTGACGCACTTCATACTACGGCTAATATGCTGAAAGATCAAGTTGCCAAAAAGAAGTATATTGACATTGGCGGTGGAGTTGAGAATCAGTTGGGCATTACTCAGACTCGTCTTAACACGGCCGTTGCCGTGCTTAAGGAAGAGGGGTATGAGGTCCACTCTATCAAAGTTCAGCAGCTTGGTACCGGAAAGTACACCACTCTAAAAGTGCTGGCTCCTCCCGGAACACCTCTTTCTGAAGTTCAGAAGAATAGAAGCGAGATCAAGCAGATCACTGATTTCTCAGAAGATCATGGTCGTAGTTTCCTTGGAGTTCAGCCTCCAATTTCGGTGAGCTCTAAGAGGATTGCCATCAATTATGCTGAAGATGGTGGCGCTCATGCTGATGGCGTTATCTATGTTCGACCCGGTGTAAAGGATTTGTCTATCGGACAGTCTCGTTATGCTCAGGTTCGAATCGCAGTTGATGGCACGCACTATCTTAAGGGTATGGCTATCTACAAAGATGACCTACCTGCTGGAGTAGATCTAGTATTCAACACTAACAAGTCGAATACTGGAAATAAGAAAGATGCAATGAAAGAGTTGGGTGACGATCCAGATAATCCGTTTGGATCGATTGTTCGACAGATTCATGGTCCCGATGGAAAAGTTTCGTCGGCTATGAACATCGTTGGCGCTAAAGAGGGCGCTGGTGAAGAAGGTGGCTGGGATACGTGGTCCAGGAATCTTCCTTCTCAGATGTTGTCGAAGCAGAATCCGACTCTTGCTAAACAGCAGTTGGATCTGACACTCGAGCGTCGACAGAGAGAGTTCGATGAAATATCGTCTCTTACCAACCCGACTGTTCGAAAAGAACTTCTTCTGAGGTTCGCCGATTCAACCGACTCCGCTGCCGTGCATCTTCGTGCCGCAAATATGCCGAGACAGGCAACTAAAGTTATTCTTCCTGTCAACTCCATGAAAGAACATGAGATCTACGCACCTAGCATGCGTGATGGTGAAAGAGTAGCTCTTGTTCGCTTCCCTCATGGTGGCACGTTTGAAATTCCAGAACTGACCGTCAATAATCGCAATCGAGAAGCGCGAAAGTTGTTGGGCACTGCAGCAAAAGATGCTGTTGGTATTCACCATAGTGTTGCACAAAGATTGTCTGGTGCAGACTTTGATGGTGATACCGTTCTTGTTATTCCAAATAACAAGGGTCTAATCAAAAGCACTCCAGCTCTTAAAGATCTAAAAGGCTTTGATCCTCAGGTTTACAAGATTCCTGAAGGTTCGCCTATTCCCAAGATCTCACCTGCTCGTAAACAGCAGGAAATGGGAAATGTTTCAAATCTAATCACAGATATGACTATTCATGGTGCCGATCATACCGAGCTCGCTCGTGCTGTTCGACATTCAATGGTAGTCATCGATTCAGAGAAACATGGTCTTGATTGGCGGCAGTCTGAGAAAGATCATGGTATTCTTGCACTTAAGCAGAAGTATCAAGGTGGGAAGAGAGCAGGCGCTTCGACTCTAATCAGTAGAGCTGGAGCAGACGTTCGTGTTCCTGAAAGAAAGCCGCGCCCTGCCAAAAGAGGCGGACCGATCGATCCTACAACAGGAAAGAAGGTCTTTGAGCCTACGGGTCGCATGATGCCGGAAAGAAAACTAAAGGTCGATCCTGCTACGGGCAAGAAGACGTATGTAGATACAGGCCGAATGGTTCCGGTAACCGTGCTGTCCAAGAAGCTGGCAGAAGCAGATAATGCGCACGATCTTTCTTCGGGTACGCGGATGGAAGGTATCTACGCTGACCATGCCAATAAGCTTAAGGCTATGGCCAACAATGCACGCAAGGAAGCGGTAAGTGCAAAAAATACCCCCTACTCTCCATCAGCCAAGGCTGTTTATAGCAACGAGGTTTCAACCCTCAATGCTAAATTGAACCTGGCCCTCAAAAACGCCCCCCTTGAAAGACAAGCCCAGCTCCTAGCAAATACCGTAGTAGCCCAGAAACGACAGGCTAATCCTAACATGGAAGCTGATGTCGTTAAGAAGATCAAACAACAAGCATTGAACGAGGCTCGTATACGGACTGGTGCTAAGAAGACACAGATCGTCATCACACAACACGAATGGGATGCTATTCAGGCCGGTGCGATTAGTACTCATAAGCTCCAGCAGATCATCAATAATAGCGATCTCGAGAGTGTTAAGCGTTTGGCTATGCCAAAACATGCACCGAAGTTGACGACCACCATGAAGAATCGTGCTGAGTCTATGCTTGCCTCTGGGTATACTCAGGCTGAAGTAGCGGATCAATTGGGTATTGGCTTGACCACACTCAAGGTAGGATTGAATGGATGAGTGACGTGGCTGATACAACACCAACAGAGTACATGCTAACAACTGTTGATAATCCTTTTGATCCCTTCACTCAGTTTGATGAGTGGCTAGCGTATGACATTGGTAATGGATACAACACATGCGGATTCCTGGCTCGTGTAGCTAAGGTATCCAACGACCTATCTCTACCAGACCAAGCACAAGCAGTTCAAGATGCAATCGATGAGATTGTAGAAGAGAATGTTCTTGGTGTGTGGAAGAAAGTAGCACGTGCCGTACCTGCTGCCTAGCCTATGGATAGT